TGTCAACACATAGCAGCGGCAGACGACCGCTCTGGGTTTCCACCAGACCAGGGATAACTGGCGTTTGATATTTTCTCCACTTACATTTAACCATCACACACGATATTTTTGGTTGTGTCGGCCCCGTCTTCCCGGACACCACTCCGGTGTGTTTTTCCAACACTGATGAGGACACATTTTAGCCGGCAACGATTTAACGTTGATAACCGTCTCACTGAAAGAGGTTGGGCGTGACTCCATTATAATTTCTAACCTTTTGATTGCTTTAAGCAATCGAACAAATCTGGGCAATGTATACATCAACGGAGAGGTTTCCTCCTCCTACCACAGTGGTACTATCCATACAGTAGATAGTACACTGTCCAGCACTCGCTTGGGCATTATTAATTACAAACCACGCCTGGAACATTGTGTGAACCGTGGTGGTACTCAAGGTAGTGGGGGCAACTACGGCGTTTGATGACGGGTAGTTCTGGAATATGGTTCCGTTGTTAATAGCGAAGGCCGAACCAGCAATTTGGTTTGTACCTGCATTTCCTGTATTCACAATCGTAACTTGGAAGGTGCCGAGAGCGCCTCTGGGAAGAGACACAGCAATCCGACCAGCATCGGGATTAGTGATGGTTGCGCCATCCTGTGTAAACATCTGGTTGAAGGACATACCATAAGTGTTTTCTCCCGTAGGATTAACATAACTGGATATCGATACAGTACCAGCAGTACCGAGAGGATTGGCGTTTGTAATGCCTGCATTGTTGAAAGCATGGAAATAGAATTGGGTAACTGGAGGGTCAAGATAAGCAGTGGGATGCAACAACTCGATCTCATAAGAGACCCAGAGTTGTCCTGCAATTTGACCTGCCGTTTGGAAGCCTTCTGTAAGGACATTCACATCAACAAAATCGAAGGTCTTTACATCCGCATTTCCAAGCATACGTGGATTTGTGCGGATATACCAAGCCTTGTAAGGAGAGAGTGAAGGGTCACACTCAATCGCCAAACAAGCAGATGCATTGGGTTTTGTTGAAACAGCAAACTCGGATTCCATTGCCATGGCAACGCTAGGATAATTAGGTAAATCGGTTCGATATTGGGCAGCGAGAACGACCACTCCAAGACTGAGCTCATTCGAAGCAACCTCTGATATCAATGGCAAATATTCTACGACCATACCAAGAATTTTATATTCTTGATAATTTTGTGCGGTCTTCGAAAGCCAAGGAAAGGAAGATTGCAGTCCTGGGTTCATAGGAATGGACACTGACCCAAATCCGGTTGTAGATTGGATATTTCCCATAAATTCACGATGTCGCACAATCACGGAGTCATTGGTGGAATGCATTGAGGGGATGGTCCCCCCTGCTCCAATAACGGAATTGTGGTTGATCGTGTAAGCTCCAAAGCCGAGCCACTTAGAAAGAGCACCGACGCCACCGCGAACAAGACCAGAAGCAGCATCACCGAGATTTTCAGCAACGCTTCGCTGGACGGTAACTGGGCCATGTTTCTTAGTTTTCGGCGTTTTGGGAGTACGTTCAATAATCTTAACTTGAACCGGGGTTTTAGATACATTTTTCTTTTTGGATTTGTTAGTCATTTTGTATTGGATCCCGCAAATGACAAAACGGGACTGTTCGTCTCACACAACTAACGCGGCGCCGTGCAGTCTCTCGGCATTTTGTTTAGCACGTAAATATTTACGGATTTCTCCAACGTTTTGGGCCTTAAGTGTGAAACCCAATGGGCCACCGTGGTTTAAGTTCTCATCAGACTCCGGGACAAAATAGGATCTAGATGACCCCTAGATAAGCATCTCCGTATGTGTGGGTCTGTATACAATCGGAGAGTTCTAAGGTTCTATAGTGAGCTTCTATCTGCATTTGGGTGACAGGATCTATATCATAGGCAAGATAGAAAGAAAATCTAGTGTCTGAGGAAATACGAGTATAAGAACAATTTAAACCCTTTCCCCAATACAACATCGAATTGTCATCTAAGCGATATTGGTAGCTTCGCTTCAGCCCCCGTTTCGACTTGATGCCGGAACGGAGACGAGCAGCGGATTTACTGAACATTCGATACACGTCCTGGAAAATAGATACACCACCATGGGTGGCAATTCCAGAACACGAAATCGCATGCAAATAGGCACAACGGCGTGTCGTTGTTTTAAGGTGGTCAATTGAAACGGCATCTTTAGTTAACGCGTTCAAAGGGTTTCGCACCATGCGATAACCCTCGCGAAATAATACCGGATGAGTCTGACAGAACTCTATACCTTCAATGATCTCATTAAGTGGTTCCATCTTCAAAACCATATTAAATTTTGAAAACCACTGTTTCGAAACCTCTTGAAAGCGTAGAACAGTCTGCCTCTCTCCTATAACGGTAAAATCGTCACCGCAGTTAACTAGTTCCAATTCAAGGTCATACTCACGAAACAAACAGTATAATATAAAACAAACTATAAACACCCCCATCTGCGAGGTATTCATTTGTCCGGAACCTAATCCAGAAGATTTAAACTTTACACTGCCGTTCTGAGCTCTCCCCCTTACATCTACACCTAATTGCATCTCACACAGTTCAGCAAACTCTTCCTTGTCACCTGGCGCATAGAATTTCTGGGCGAACCTGTGATAAAATCTCTGCGCTTCATCAGAGATAGAACTATCAAGTCTAGAAACGTCACCATCAATAGAAACGGGATCTGTAAACAAACTCCATTTCCTACTAATTTCTTTTCCGACTTCTTCATAATTTAGTCCTTTCATCACGGTCTTCGATCCAAAAACTCCATCGATGGCATCAAAGAAGGGATGCTCGATTTTCTTTACAAACCTTCCGAAGCATAATCCAAACCTAGGATCGGGAAATGTGATTACGCGGGGTACAGCGTCAGGTTTGTCCGATGCAATATCTTTCTCTTTCTTTAAAAATGCTTTACAGTCAGCGTCCTCTATCTTAAGCGGAACGTGGGAGAGTGACTTGACCGCTTGATCGTATACTTTTCGCTTACGGCCACGATAGTGCTGAACAAATTCTTGTTCAGTCATCGGGGCGACAAGGTCAACATATTCGTCAAATGCTTCTTCAAATTCAAGAGAGTGATATACACCGGGGTCATGGGGTGTGGCATCAATGTAGTTCCAATCATCACCTACTTTCCGCCTAAAGACTCTCGCCTCTATAGCATTCTGTAGATTATGGATACTACTTTGGAAGAAAGACACCTGTGCTGTCCTTCCCACTCCATTAAAAGAAGTACAGAAGGTGTCTTTCAGAGGGGTCCCAAATCTTTGCACAGTTATCCGTGTCGCAGCCAGTTTAATACTGGTATCACGACCCTGCACAAAGACTGGGCCCCCTCAAGGTATCTCTTCCTCAGGATCCACCGCAAGCGGTAGACCCTGGAAAAAGCGGGACACAGAGCCAATCCATATTGGTCTCTTATAAATGCGTCTTCTCTCCATCGCAAACGAGGAGAAACGTAAACGTCTAACCTCGAGATCGACTTTGAGTGGAATAAAGAACATTTCAGTGATGATATCTGCGTGAAGAAAAAGATCCACGTCACGAATATCAGGTCGCTCTGATTTAATCGTTTTAACGACGTTTCTCTTAATAACCTTACGGTTAACAGGATTATTAACGAAGTCATCTATATGAAATCGCTGCCTGATCTTCCGCAGCACAAACATTCTAAATTGTGTACGATCGGCAATTATTGGGGGTTTGAGCCCAAGGTTCTCTGAAGCGAGTTCCGTGGGGGTCGACTCATCTATATGTATGCTATCCACTTGCAATGCCGTTTCATCATCGACAGCAGTGGTATAAGTGTAAGCGTCATTTCTAAACCATTTATGGTATAAATGGGAAGATACTACGAATACTACACAGGTAGCGAGCAACAAATACAAGGTCAGCGCCATCTGGTGTACTAGAATGAGTGATTTACAGTTTTCTCTGGTACAAGAGGATACACTCGATTTAAACACTTTTCTGTGTAAAGGGCTTCCACCTTTCGCCATGTTTGGAGTTCCTCCATACATGTCTGAAAACTACTAGACTACTACAACAACATTCTCCAAACCGAAGAATAGAAAAGGTTGTTACAGTAT